ATTACCTGAATAAAATATATGAGAATAAGTTATGCAATTACCGTTTGTACTGAGTTTTTAGAGATTCAACGATTAATAAACTTTTTACTCAAACATAAACGAGCTCAAGATGACATTGTAGTACTATTTGATGAAGCAAATGGAGACAAAGAAATCGAAGCATACCTAAGATCCCATTCAGTTAATGGAGAATTTATGTGGCATGCCGGAAAATTTGAAAGACATTTTGCAGATTGGAAAAACAAGCTAACTAGCTACTGCACTGGAGATTATATATTCCAAATAGATGCAGATGAAATCCCAACTAAAACATTAATAGAATATTTACCTGATATTATTGAGAGTAACCCAACAGTAGATGTGCTATTAGTACCTCGAATTAACACAGTAGAGGGATTAACGGATAAACATATTCAACAATGGGGATGGAATGTTAATTCAAATGGATGGGTAAATTTTCCCGACTATCAATGGCGCATTTGGCAAAATAAACCAGAAATCAAATGGAAAAATAAAGTACATGAGGTGCTAGAAGGATATAAACTAATGTCCACATTACCTTCAGAAGAAGAGTATTGTTTACATCATCCAAAAACAATAGAAAAACAAGAAAAACAAAACAATTATTATAATACATTATGAATATAGGATTCCACTCAGAACAATTAGGAGTAAGGGGAACAGAAGTAGCTATGTACGATTATGCTTTAAATAATGAAATTATTTTAAAAAATAAGTCATATATTATAGCCCCTAAAAACAGTGATTTGTTTACTTTAGAAAAATTTCAAGAAAAATTTGAAGTATTTCTTTATAATAATTTTCAAGAAGTAGAAGAATTTGTTCAATCAAAAAACATAGATGCGGTTTATTATATTAAGTATGGGTTTAATGATGGAAAATTACTCAAATCATGCAAAAATTTAGTTCATACTGTATTCCAATCAAACGATCCTCATGGAGACAAGTATGTTTTTATAGCACAATGGTTATCTAAAAAAATGACAGGTGATGAAGAAAATTATGTTCCCCATATTTTATCTCTTCCAAATATTGAAGAAAATTATAGAGAACATCTTCAAATCCCTAAAGATGCTATTGTTTTTGGTCGTCACGGAGGATTTACTGAGTTTGATTATGAATGGACTTATCCTGTAATAGAAAAGGTAGCTAAAGAAAATTCTAATATTTATTTTGTATTTTTAAATACAAAACAATTTTGCCAATCATTACCTAATATCATCCATTTAGAACCTTTATATGATTTAGAAACTAAAACTGCCTTTATAAATACATGTGATGCTTTACTACATGGAAGAAAAAGGGGAGAAATATTTAGTTTAACTATTGGTGAATTCTTATGTAAAGATAAAGCTATAATTTCATGTCCCTATGGAGAAGATGAAGGACATGTTGTGATGCTCCAAGATAAAGGAATTTGGTACACTAACCCAAATGAACTTTATCAAATCTTAACCACATTCTCTCCAACATACCCAACAGGATATTGGAAACAATTAGTTGAAGAATACACCCCAGAAAATGTTATGAACAGATTTAACCAAGTGTTTCTTCAATGAAAATCCTTTATATAACTAATCATCTTGATATAGCTAAAGCTAGTGGAGGATTCATTAATGATTATCAAAATGATCTTGTATTTTACGGATTAAGAGAACTATTTGGTGATGATGTTGTTGACAGTACTCAAATAGTTTCTCTTTATAAAGAATATCAAGGTAAAATCCATCCTCAACATTTCTGGGGTGGTATGACTGCATTTTGGTTAATTGAAGACAACAATATTGATAGAACAAATATCGAAGAAAAGATCAAAGATAGATATTATGATTTGATTATTTATGGTGCTATTAAACGCTGCAAAAATTACTATGACCTAGTTTCCCAATATTACCCATCAAATAAAGTTATATTAATTGATGGTAATGATGAAACTGAATTAGATCCTTTATACAATAAACATTTATATTTCAAACGTGAATTAGTAGAAGATCATAAAAATTTATTACCTATTACATTTGGTATTCCAACTAGTAAACTAGCTATCCCACATACTAACAAAACCCAAGAATATGCTACTTGTATTCCTGGACAACCGGAAACATATATTTTTAAATCGGAACAATCATATTTTGAAGATTATCAAAAATCCTATTATGGAGTTACTACAAAGAAGGCAGGGTGGGATTGCATGAGACATTATGAAATTTTAGGAAATTATTGTGTTCCTTATTTTGTTGATCTAGAAGATTGTCCTAAAAATACATTAGCTAATTTACCTAAGGAATTACTATTAGAAGCTAAAGATTTAGCAGGGAACTTTGAGGAACAAAAATACTTTAGTATATTAAATGAGTTATTTAATTATACTAAAAATAATTTAACAACTAAAAATTTAGCAAACTATATATTATCTAAAATATGATCTCAAAAGAAAACATCCAATCATTAGTAGGCAATCATGTATCCCCATACATTTATAATGCCAAAACATTTAAACCCGGTGAAACCCCCATTTACTACTCTGGCCCATATTGGGATAATAAAGAAACTGAAGCAGCAATGGATTCATTCTTAAATGGTAGGTGGGTTACAACAGGAGAAAGTGTATTTAAGTTCGAAAGACAATTCGGAAAACGATTCAACACTAAATATTCTCATATGGTAAATTCCGGCTCATCAGCAAATTTAGTGCTTATAGCCGCCTTAAAACGACGATTTAATTGGGAAGATGATGATGAAATCATCGTATCCCCTGTAGGATTTGCAACCACCATCTCAGTAATCTACCAACATAGACTTAAACCTGTGTTTGTTGATATTGAATGGGAAACATTAAATTTTGATTTAGATTTACTTGAACTAAAAATCACACCAAAAACAAAAGCAATATTTGTCTCTCCGGTATTAGGTAATCCACCAGATTTTGATCGTTTATTAGCTATTGCTGAAAAATATAACATTTTATTAGTAGGTGATAATTGTGATAGTTTAGGTTCTAAATGGGATGGAAAATATTTAAATGAATATTACGTAGCATTTTCAAATTCATTTTATCCTGCTCACCATATTTCAACAGGTGAAGGTGGAATGATTTGTACCAACGATGAAGCATTAAAAAAATTAATGGTTAGTATTTCATGGTGGGGTAGAGATTGTTATTGTGTGGGAGCCGCTAATTTAATGTCTTGTGGTACTTGTGGTAAACGATTTGATAAATGGTTAGATTCATATGATGGTATAATTGATCATAAATATGTTTTCTCTGAAATGGGCTATAATCTAAAACCACTAGATCTACAAGGTGCTATTGGAGTAGAACAATTAAAAAAATTAGATGAAATCGAAGCTAATCGTAGAACATCTAAAGAAACTTTAGAAAAAATATTTACAGATAATATCCCTGGCCTTAGAGTACCTAAAACATTAGATAAAGCTGATCCGTGTTGGTTTGGAACACCATTCATTTGTGAAAAAGAAGGATTAAAACATAAACTTGTTCAATATTTAGAAGATAATAAAATCCAAACACGAAATTATTTCGCAGGTAATATATTACTCCACCCAGGATATAGTTTCTTAGATGATTCATCAAAATATCCTGAAGCAAATAAAGTATTAGATAAAGTATTCTTTATTGGAGCAGCACCTCACTATACACAAGAAGTATTTGATTATATTGAATCTGTTATTAAAAAGTTTAAGAATGACTGATTTACAATCTAGTATTAAAAAACAGGGTAAAATAGTAACCCAAATAATCCATTTTGTTGGAGGAGAAAAACGAACATTCGAAAACATCAAATCAGAATATATTAAACAAGGTCAATTTACTAAATTAATTACCCAAGACGGTAGAATGATTCTCATCAATGATAAAAATGTATTATGCATAGAAGTATTCCCAGAATCGTAATCTTAGGAGATGGATTATTAGGATCTGAACTCCACAAACAAACAGGTTGGGATATTGTATCAAGAAAAGAAAATAGTTTTGATATAACCCAACCTGATACGTTTTTTTCTCATTTTATAGATATATTTGATGGAGTAGCTGCTTCTAGAAAATATAACGTTATTGTAAATTGTATAGCTAATACAAATACATACTCCACTAACAAAGAAGAACATTGGGAGGTAAATTATAAAGGAGTAGCTAATTTAGTTGATTTTTGTAATAAATGGAATATAAAATTAATTCACATATCAACAGATTATGTTTATACTAACTCAATAAAAGAAGCATCAGAGAATGATGTTCCAATTCATGGTAATAATTGGTATTCATATACTAAATTATTAGGAGATGCTTATATTGAATTAAAATCTAATAATTACTTGATATGTAGAGGAACTCATAAATTAAAACCCTTTCCATATGATAAAGCCTGGATAGACCAGACAGGTAACTTTGATTATGTAGATACCATTTCCAAACTAATCTTTCAACTAATCCAATCAGATTCTACAGGAGTGTTTAATATAGGTACTCATATAAAATCTATGTTTGAATTAGCTTCCCAAACAACTCCTGTAAAAGTAGCATTTCGTACCCCTGAGGTACCCGGAAACACAACAATGAATTTAAATAAATTAAACAATGCTCTTAAAGGAACTAATAAATAAATCAGTTTACGGAACTATTGGTTATATTAAATCCCAAGATGATATAGACATATTAGAATCCTATATTCTTTATAACCTTTCAGTTTTAAAAGAATTTAAACAAATAGTTATAGCTACAAACTATGGTTCACTATTCCAAATCCAAAATTTACAACTATGGAAAAAGTATTTTCCTAATTGTATTATAATAGACTCTAAAGTAAATAGGGGTCATAATCATGGTTACACTGATTTAGATAATTTAGTATTTGATTGGTGTAAAGAAAATAATGAAGAATGGCTTTGTAAAGGAGCAAATGATATTATTTTAAATAATTCTATTTTAGAAAAAGTAGTTAGTAGTGCTGATTTTTATTATATGAACGGAGTTGGATATGGTGGTATGATTCCATTTAATTTTGATTTTGAAAAAATTATTGATGAAGCGTTTTATCCACAAACAAATTTTTATTTTATAAATGTATCTAAGACAGATTTTCTTAATAATAAAACCTTTTTAGATGAAACATATGATTATATTCAAACAATTCCTGATTATAATGGAAGAATATGGGAATATATTAAAGGGTGGTCATGTGAGGATTTATTAAAAAATTGTATAGAAAGAAATAATTTATCTAAATTACACTTGATTCCATTAGAAAAATATCGTATACTTCTCCAAGTTATAAAAGATAATGTAATACATGATTGCAGCCATAAAAATATAATGATTGAAGGAGTATGTCATTTTGCATACCCCACAACCCAAATCATAGAAATCTAAGAATGAATAAATACTTAATAATATCACCAGCAGGAAAAAATTCTCTATTTAAAGAATGGGTTCAAGGAACTCCTAATTTTGATCTAGTATTGCTTTTTTATGAAGATAATGAACAATTAGCTAAAGAATACACTAAATATACACCTTATGTTTTTATAGGTAAAGGAGAAAAATTTCATCTAATCAAATCTTTTATTAAAGATAATTTAGATTTTGTCTCCCAATATGAATATATATGGTTCCCTGACGATGATGCTTCTATATCCACTGAAAGTATAAACCATTTCTTAGAGTTGTCTGACCATTATAAACTTTGGCTTAGCCAACCAGCTATGACAGGATATGTATCCCATCAGATTACATACCCAGTTCAAGGAAGTTTATTAAGATACACTAACTTTGTTGAGGTGTTAGCTCCACTATTCAATTTAGAATCTTTATTAAAAGTGTATAACACATTTGATGAAAATTATTCTAGTCATGGATATGATTTTTTATGGCCACATCTTTTAGGTCAACCTCAAGACAAAATAGCAATAATTGATGATGCTATAATGATTCATACAAAACCTGTAGGACAAGGTTATAGTAGATTCCCTGTCCCACCTGGACAAGAAATGGGTGAATTATTACAAAGATATAATATAACTCATTCAACTATAACTTATACTCAAATTATTAAATAAAATGGATATATATTTTAAAGAATCACAAGCAGGAAATTTCTGTCTAGTAGAAGATGACTTAATAAGTAATTGTATTAATGAAAGCGGTTTCTGGGAACCTCATTTATATCACTTTTATAAAGAATTTATTAAAACAGATTATACAATTATTGATGGAGGTGCTAATTTAGGATTCCATAGTATTCAATTTGCTAAATTAGCTAATGAAGGTACTGTATATTGCTTTGAACCTCAACCTTTAATTTTTAATGTACTTTCAACTAATTCATTAATTAATGGATGCTCTGATATTATCAAACAATTTAGATTAGGATTAGGAGACAAAGTTGACCAACAATTAAAAATGACCCCAATTAAAGAACAAATCTTTTCAGAGCATTGTGTTAATTATGGAGGTAGAGGTTTAACTGAAGGAGAAGAAGGTGAAGAAGATGTTCAATTAACTACTATTGATAGTTTAGGATTAACTAAATTAGATTTTATGAAGTTAGATGTTCAAGGATTTGAATTACATACATTAAAAGGAGGAGAAGTAACTATTAAAGCAAATCAGCCTTTAATGCTAATAGAAAATTATCCAGATTCTGAACAAGATCAAAAAGTAATTAATCTAGTTAAAGAATGGGGTTATGAAGTGTATAGATTACAAGTAAGCCACAATGAAGATTGTATTATGGTTATCCCCGAAAAACATATTGAAGAAATTAAATTTATAGAAACACAACAAACAATCAAATGGATAAAATAACATTTTGCATCCCTAGCAAATCTAATTTACGTTACTTAAAAACTTGCATCCCATCCATTAGAGAAAATGCACCCCGAAATGACCACGAAATTATCATATTTGTTGATTCAGATGAAGATGGAACAGTAGAATGGCTAGAACAAGTAAAAGACGAATATAACTTAAAATATTTTGTCAATCCAAATCTAGGTAAAAGTTTATTTGGTATTGGAAAAGCATATGACTATTGTATTGAACATTCAACTACAGATGTATTCATGATATTCCACGCTGATATGATGTTAGGTAAAGATGCTGATTTGAAAGCATATCAACATTTGAAACCAAAAACAGTAGTATGTGCTACTCGTATTGAACCACCTTTACACCCAAATGGAGGTGAAAAAATATTACTTGATTTTGGAATGTATCCTGAAGAATTTAAACAAGTTGAATTCAATCAATATGTAGAAGAACACTCCAATGACGATAAAATTACCAATGGTATATTTGCTCCTTGGATGATGTATAAGCAAGAATTCTTAGAAATGGGTGGTCATGATCCAATCATGCATTCATGTAGAGAAGATTCTGATGTGTTTAATCGAATGAAATTAAATGGATTTGAATTCATTCAACCTTGGAATTCATTAGTTTATCATTTAACAGGAAGAGGAGCAGGTAGCTTTGATGGTGATCAAAAAAGACATGAGCAGTGGAGAAAAGATATGGATCGCTCAACCTTAGAATTCATTCGTAAATGGGGTTCAAATGTGAATCATACC